CAAAGAAGCGATCAAGAAAACCAAGTGCGGTGATGCTGTGCTCACACCGGAGCTGTGGGAAGATAAACTTATCCCAGCCAATGAAGCCATCGACACCATTATGAAAACGTACAATGTTGAAGAGTGGTTTTGTGAGCCATTTGTTGAGCTTATTGAAGATGAAGCTGGCGGGTCTATCGACATGGTTGCATTTGGCACTAACCCCACAACGGGTAAACGCCTTGGTTTGGTGATTGACTACAAGTTTGGCTACAACCAGGTCATCGCCAAAGATAACAGCCAGTTACTTTTCTATGCACTGTGCAGCTGCGTTGATCCGCTATTTGAAGAGCAGTTTGGTGAGTGTGAAGAAATCCTTACGGCTATTGTGCAGCCTAATGGCCAGGGCGACGTGCTTGAAAGCCATATTTACGACATTGATGTACTTGATGAATTTGAAGTGAAAATGTACGACGCCATCGATGCTGCCCGTGCTGATAATCCTGAACCGTGTGCCGGCAGTTGGTGTAAATATTGTCCTGCTGCTGCAGTGTGTGAAGCCAAAACCGGTGAAGCCAGTAAAGCCTTGCGTCTCGACCCTAAAAATGCCGCCACCCTTGGTGAGGCTATGGGCATGGTTAAAGACCTGGAAGAGTGGCTGCGTGAAGTTAAGAAGCAAACACATGAACAACTTGAAATCGGTGTCGACATTCCAGGCTGGAAGTTAGTTGATAAGCGCGCCACTCGTAAATGGTCAGATGAAGAGCTTGTCACTAACTTGTTTAAGAAATCTCGCAAACTTAAACAGGCCGATTTCCTACAAACAAAACTTATATCGCCTACACAGTTTGAGAAGTTAGCCAAGAAAGCCGGTGTTGACTTTGAAAAATATGTGGACTATATTTCGTCTGTGAGTTCGGGAACCACTGTTGCACCTAGCGACGACCCACGATCTTCGGCCTTGCCATCCGAAGCATTGAAGCAGCTCTCAGATAGGCTGAACTAAAAAACTTAAATCTAAAGAAGAAAGAGGAAAAAGCAAAATGAGCTTACCTGCAAATATCTCAACCCAACTAGCCGGTCTTAAAGACACTTCAACTCGCATGCAGACTGAAGATACTGATGGCGCGCAGTTCATTAAAATGGACAAAGGCGGCCACTGGATTTACGGTGCTGATGAAATCGATGTTGAAGAAGGTTCTGTGTGGGCGATCAACCCTATCTCTCTGATCACTGGCTTTATTGCCTGGGGTGATGGCGAGCTGTTGGGTGAAGAAATGCGTGCTGCATCAGAAGCACCTGTAACCCGTGCTGAGCTTGAAGATGTAGGCGCTGCATGGAAACCACAAGTTGGCTTCCAAATGGCGTGCACTGATGGCGAAGATGAAGGCGTGCAAGTGATCTTCAAGTCTAGTTCTAAAGGCGGTCAGAAAGCCTTTAAAGGTATTCTTGATGCCATCATCAAGCAAGCTGACGAGGGCACTTCAGACGTTGTGCCACTGGTTGAGCTTGATAGCGACAGCTACAAACACAAAGAGTTTGGCAAAATCTACACACCTGTTTTCAAGATTGTAGGTTGGTTGAAGAAGCTGAGCCAGAAGAGACAGTGGAAGAGGTTGAAGACGAAAAACCTCGTTCACGTCGTCGCAGTCGTAAAAAGTAACACTCTCCCCGTTACTTTTCCAAGCCGGTGTAGTGGCAACATAACCGGCTTTTTTACCCATGACCATAGGTGTACTATAATGACTAAACGATATATTGCTTGGTTCTCTTGCGGCGCGGCGTCCGCTGTGGCTGCCAAACTGGCTATCAATGAGTTCGGTGCTGATAATGTCCGTATCGTCTATCAAAAAACAAACTCTGAGCACCCTGATAACGCACGGTTCATGGCTGAGTGCGAGCAGTGGTTCGGCAAAGAAATTGAGCAGCACCAATCTGAAAAGTATCACGATGTTGACGATGTAATAGTTCGCACTCGCTACATGGCCGGCGTTAATGGCGCTCGCTGCACAGCTGAGCTAAAACGTAAAGTTGCCGAAAGCATTATTGAGTGGGGGCCTACAGACCGTACCAGATAACTACACCAACCACGTTAGCAACACACAACGATATAAGATGCTAGGCAACGGCTGGACAGTCGATGTCATAACGCATTTATTTAAGGAGCTGAAATCATGTTTGGACTAAACGCCATAGTGATCGACTTTGAAACCCGCAGTGCTTGCGACCTTAAACTTGAAGGCGGCGATAACTACTCACTGCACGGCAGTACAGATATTCTTTGCATGGCAGCTATCTGCCTTAAAACCGGTAGGGAGTGGGATTGGGCACCCACTGATAAACACCCATGGCCAAACCCTGCCACCCTGTGTGAAGCGCTTAAAGAAGCCGAGTTTGTTATTGCCCACAATGCTCGTTTTGATCAGCAGATATATGAAAACATTGCTGTTGAAGAGTATGGCTTCCCTGAGTTGCCAAGAGATAAGTGGTATTGCTCAGCAGCGCAATGCCGTGTCAACGCACTACCTGGCGGCCTTGATGACGCTGCCCGGGCCATAACTCACGGCAAGCATCGCAAAGATCACCGAGGCGGTGCGTTAATCCGCAAGCTTTCCATTCCGCAAGAAGACGGCAGTTTTAACGAAGACCCTGAGCTTATGAAAGCTATGCGTGAATACTGCCTGCAAGATGTGCGTGTCACCGTTGAAGTTGTTAAGAACACACGCTTGCTCACTGCAGTTGAGCATCAAGATTGGCTTATCAATGAGCGCATAAATGATACTGGTGTGCTGGTTGACCGTGAGCTATGCCAGCTAGCCACACAATACGCCGGGCAGGAGCAGACAGAAATAGCTACACAGCTAACTGACCTCACTAACGGTATGGTGACTAAACACACCCAGCATGCGCGTATTCGAGATTTTGTGCTGTCACATTTGCGCGATGGGCGCCCTGATAACGATGTGCACCCTGTTGAGCAAATGATGATCGTCTATAAGAAAGGCGAGAAAAAATACTCACTTGATAAGTCAGTGCGTGCCAACATCATTAACTATGCAGCCAGTGAGCAAAGCGATCTACACCCTGAAGTGCTTGAGATCGTTGAGCTGTCTGATGCTGGCAATAAATCAAGCGTGGCCAAGTTCGGCGCCATGCTTGCCCGTGCTGACGATGACGATGGCCGTATTCGTGGAGCTTTCATGTACGCCGGTGCTGGTCAGACTAAACGCTATTCCAGTAAGGGTGTGCAGGTCCACAACTTCCGCCGTGACTGCCTGAGCGCTGAAGATGCTGAAGACGTTGTGTTCGACATGATGGACGGGTACGAGATCGACGAGGTAATGAATACACTGTCTAAAATGCTACGCCCTGCATTGATACCGGCTGACGGTAAGGTGTTTGTTGTTGGGGATTGGTCAGCGATTGAGGGCCGTTTTCTCCCCTGGTTAAGTGATGATTACCGTGCAGAGAAAGTGCTCGATGTATTCCGCAACGATGAAGATATTTACATTCACACTGCCAATGGCATGAACATCGATGATCGTCAGATCGGTAAGGTGGCAACGCTGTCACTAGGTTATCAGGGTGCTGTGGGCGCATTTAGCAGCATGGCAAAGAACTACGGCCTGTATATTCCTGAAGCCCGTGTTAAGTCGATAGTGAAGAAATGGCGAGCGGCTAACCCATGGGCTGTAGATTTTTGGGCTAAGCTTGAACGCACTGCAGCATTAGCACTGCGCAACCCTGGACAAAAGTTTGAAGTCGGAATGCTCGATTACATTTACTCACCCGATTTATTAGATGGCACGTTATTTGCGATATTGCCAAACGGTGAAGCCATACAATACCCTATGGCCAAGCTTGAAGATATTGAAACTGACTTTGGCTTAAAGCGCAGTGTGACATACATGAAAGCCAGTATTAGCCCTGCAGCTGATGCAAAAGAGTGGCCACGGGCTGCACTGTACGGCGGCCTTATGGCTGAGAACGTGACACAAGCCATATCTGCAGCACTGTTGCGTGAAAACCTGCGTGCCCTCTATGGGCAGCTTATAGACAGACCTGACGCCGATATTGTCATGCATGTGCACGATGAGATAGTTTTGGAAGTTAATAAAGATGAGGCTGAGCACTACGCTGATAAGTTGCAGCAGACTATGGAGCTCGTGCCAGATTGGGCTGAAGGTTTGCCTTTAAAAGCTGAGCCTGAAATAATGATACGATACGGTAAATAACAACAGAAAAAGAAAAGCCCCTGCGAGAGGGGCTTTCCAATGGAGCTGATTTCCCATGACCAAAGAAACCAAAGCTGACGATAACAAAGATGAGTCTGAAGTACAAGACGTAGATACCGCAGTTGTTGACGTTCCTAAAGTTTCAAGCAAAGCGATAAAATTAAAAGAGCTCGACCCGAGAGAATACGACACTGATCTCATCGATGAATTTCTAAGTGTGGTGTTTCATAGCGGGCTCGATGAAAAAGCTAAAGAGTCGATACTCACCTGGTCAGTTAAGCCGGGCATGACACCTATGTACCCTCGCAGTGATGAAGTGCTGCTTAATGCACTTGAGCGTACGCGTAGTCCATTTGCACTATATTTCGGCACATCTACCTGTACACCTGACCCTGTTGAAAACACACTGTACAACCGTAAAACACTATTTAGCCGGTTGCATGTTGTGGTGCTCGATGACATCGGCACCAAGGTCGACCCCAAGTCGCTGCCTGACGACCTTGAACCCACCTACATCATGGAAAGCTCTAAGGGTAACTTTCAGTGGGGTTTTGTGCTGGAAGAGCCTGTAGACCTACTACCGGCAGCTGAGGCCCTAATACAACTTGTTTATGAGTCTGGCTACTCTGATGAAGGTGGTAAGATGCCAACCAAGTTGGTGCGATTACCTGAAGGTGTCAACGGTAAGAAAGGCGACAAGATGGGGTTTGTCAGCAAGCTGCATACAATGGACGGCCCTTATTGGGAGCCACAACAGTTGCTTGATGCGCTAGGCGTAGCAGTTAAATGGGCGGACGTTATTGAAGATGCTGAAGCTGTCATGCGTAAGCGCAGCACCGAAAAGCTTGGCACCGGCGTGTGGTCGCCCGTTAAATCTATATCTCCCTCTCTTGATGGCATCATTGACCCTGTACTTGAATGGCTGTATGAAAACGACATGGTTGTGAATGAGTCTGGCGAGTGGGTGACTATTCGCTGCCCATGGGGTGATCTGCACAGCAGCGGTGCTGACACTGCAGGCTATAAGCCGGTAGGGCGTGGCAACGACACCACACGCCGTGGCTACCACTGTTTCCATGATTCATGCGCCAGCCGTAACACCCTCGACTTTCTTAATTTTGTGGCGGTCAATGGCGGTCCTGAAGCTTCGTTTATTGACCATGCTGCTAAGCTCGTATCAGAGTGGGTGTATGACGCCAATGACAATTTGGCATGGCAAGTTAAAGGTGTAAAGAACCCGATGCCTGTACCCCTGCTAGGCTTTAACAATGCATTCGCACAATATTCAATCAATCAAGTTAAATCCGATGGCAAAACAAAGAATGTCAAAGAGACAGCAATGTGGCTCACATCCCCTGCACGGTTAACCGTGTACGGCTCGACATTCGATCCCAGCACCCCTGCCAAATTTGTTGAACATAACGGTGTGCTGCGGATCAACCGCTATACCAAGCCTGAGTTTCCTGAGCTGCCTATTAACATGGACCATGTTGATCGCTTTCTCGATTTCGTGGAGTACCTGGTGCCAAATGAAGAAGACCGTGAGTATTTTCTTGATTGGGTGATCGCTAAAGTGCAAGACCCTTCATTCCGTGGGCCTGCGATAATTATGACAACGCCCATACAAGGCACAGGCCGTACCACATTGGGCGATATGATCTCCACACTGATTGGTAAGAGTAATGCCGAGAACGTGCCATTTGAAGACATCATAAGCCCGAACAACAGTTATAACGAATGGATGGAAAGACCACTCGTTGTGTCTGA